ATAAAGAGCAAAAAAAGAGCAAAAAATAAACGAAAGCTGAACTGCTCAAACTAAAAAGTAAATAACAACTTGAGCTACAGACAGATCGCTCAAGTGACCGGCATCCCAAAACCGACAGTTTACAGTAAAATCAAGCACTTACTACCAACGCAAGAAACTGAGATATACAAACAGCATAAAGCTGACATACTAGCACACTTGCAGCTTAAGCTATTAAATCAACTAGACGATAAGCGACTCAAAAAGATTTCACCCGCGCAAGCGGTGTTAGCAGCGATGCAATTAAACACCAATGAACGCCTTGAACGCGGACAAAGTACTGAAAACACTATGCTTTTGCACGCTGACATCGCTAAAATCAAAGAGCTTGACAAAAAAAATCTCAAGAAAATGAAGACGAGAGGCACGGTATATGCATAGAATGTCTAAAGTAAATGTAAGAAATATTAATAAAATCAAATAGATATGTGTGTTGAAGTCCTATAACATATATTATGTAAACATAAAGCCGAAAAACAAATGTATGTTATTGATATTACAGGACAATCGGTGAAAATGAGGCAAAAAACAGCGAATGATAAGGCGGTCAGTCATTCAGAATGATGAATTGATTCTATGGCAGGCCGGGTCAGGCAGGCAGGGGGGGCACAGGTCATTTTCAAAATCGTGGGGCGAAATATAGAGTCAGTCTTCTACTTCCGAAAATAAAAGTGTTTTTACTATCTGATGGCTAGCAAGGATGACATAATCATATCACGGGAACGGATAGAGAAATTCAAGAGGGAGAATCTGTGTTTCTTTTGGAATCCATATCCGTGGCAGGAGAGGTTATTGCAGTCAGTTCGGGAGAAGACAATCAGTGCGGCTATAAGTTCCAATAAGATTGGTAAGACGGCGTGCGTTGTTAATATTCTGATAAGCTGGCTGGTTGGATATGAGCCTTGGACTCAGGGTTATACAGGCGAGGATGCAGTGGAGGAGGGTGGTCAGAGATACCGTATTTCATCTTTGGGGCATAAGCCGCCGGTGAATTTGATGTTGACGGGTGAGGATTGGAAGTCGCATATCGGGCGGTCACTTATTCCTGAGTTAAAGAAGTGGTGTCCGGTGTCATGGTATTCCACGAAGAAGAATGAGCAGGGGGTGGAGTATTTCTGGGAGTTTTACAATAAATCCACACTGACGATTATGTCATATTCGCAGGATGACGACCTGTTCGAGTCGTTCAGGATACAGGGAGTCATCATGGATGAGCCACCGCCAAAGTCTAAATATACGGCTATGTCGAGGGGTTTATTGCTGGATAATGGGAAGACCCTGTTGTCCTTAACGCCTTTGAAGGAAGCGTGGATTCTCGATGAGATTGTCTTGAGCGGGCGCAAGGACATCGGTGTTGTTGACAATTTGAAGATTACCGATAATCCCGATTTGTATAAATCCGATATGAAGATTTTAAAGTCATTCGGTCTGGATTCCGGCAAAATCAAAGAGTTCTTCGACCTGCTTTTGTATGACGATGTGGAGAAGCAGATGCCTGTGACAGACAAGGGGTCGAGGGCGGAAGCCTTTTTGGAGAAGCATATTCCCATCAGTCTCTATGAAAAGATCAGTGATTTGAAGATTCTGAAATTCATCAAAGACATTGATCCAGAAGATGTCCCCCCTAGGGTGTTCGGGCAGTTCAAGAACCTTGTTGGCAGAGTGTTGAAGGAATTCGACCCGAACACCCATAAGATAAAGCCGTTCGAGATTCCTACTCATTGGCCTGTGACGGTGATGATAGATTTTCATTTGAGCACGCCGCAGGCTGTATCGTATTGGGCGGTCGATCCTCACGATATTCAGTATTGTATCGGTGAAATGTGGAAAAACACGGATGCGGATGGGATCGCCGATGACATCGTGAGAAAAATCAAGATGCACGGATGGAAAATAGAAAACGCTTTTATCGACCCGTTGTCCAAAGGGGACACGGCATATCTAAAGAACCGGATTGGTGCTAATATCAGGGATACATTCTCTATTCTCGAAGAGCGGCTTTTGGAATACGGAATCACGCTTCATGTCGCCTCGAAGGATAAGGAATCAGGAATCAAGAATATACAGGGGTGGCTGAAAGGCGTAAACGGCCGTCCGACGGTTTATTTTTTCGAAGATTGTGAACGGCACTTTTTTGAAATCTCCCGATGGGTGTTTGACGAAAACGGGAAGCCGGTGAAGGAAAACGACCATTTTATGGAGAACTTTTACCGGTATTCTTTAACGGGAGTCCAATATGAGGACAGTGTGATTAAACCGCTGCCCTCTGTTGTATCCTCTAACTGGATGGCGGCTTAATATGGACATGGATTTAGCCAAAGAACGTTACAAAGAAGCGTGTTTGGGATGGGATGATGTTTATCTTGCGGCAAAGGACGATTTGCGGTTTACCTATGATATTGATTCCGGTCAGTGGGATAAGGATGTAAGACAGAAGCGGGAAAGCGCGGGAAGGCCATGTTTGACGATTAACAAAACGCTGAAATTTGTTCGGCAGATGCGGGGCGAGTTCAGTATGAATCGTCCGCGGATGGATGTCATACCAGCAGATGATACCGCTGATGTGTATATGGCAAAACTATATAACGGCATTATCCGGCAGATTGAATATCTCTCCAATGCCGCGCTTGCTTATGATACTGCCTATCAGCACGCGATTTCCTGTTCTGTGGGATATTTCAGAATCATCACCGATTATGAAAACGAGAAATCCTTTAACCAGATCATCAAGATTAAGCGCGTGCTTAATCCTATTTCCATTCATTTTGACCCTTATGCAGAAGAATTCAACCTTGAAGACGCGCGATATTGTTTTGTCGAAGAACTCATCGATGAGAAGACATTTAAAAAACGCTATCCGAAAGCAGAGGCATTGAACTTCGATGGAGAAAAGGAAAACTTGTTGGGGTCGTGGATACAGGAGGATAAAGTCAGGGTATGTGAGTATTTTTACAAGGAACCCGTTAAGAAAACCATTGTATTACTGGACAACGGCGGGATTATCGAACTGACAAAAAACATGACACCGGAACTCATCCGGCGAAAAGGGTTCAAGATTGTCAATGACAGGGTCGTTGATTCCCATGTGGTCAAATGGGCGAAGATATGCGGTCTGAATGAACCACTGGAAGAAAAGGAATGGATTGGTTCACAGATTCCAATTATTCCGATGTTCGGCGATGAGATTGTTGTCGATGGAAGGAGATACTATCTATCGATGATACGTGGAGCGAAGGGACCGCAGAGGATGTATAATTACTGGGCTTCGGCGGCCACAGAGAATGTTATGCAGACTCCCAAAACACCCTTTATCTTGGACCACAGGCAAATCAAGGGCTTGGAGGCTGAATGGAATGACGCCAACATCAATCCGCGCCCATATTTAAGGTATCACGCCATCGGAGGGCTTCCAAAGCCGACACGCGAACCGCAAACACAGGTTCCCGCCGCCATTATCCAGATGATGCAATCAACAGCTTACGACATCGAAGACCATTTGGGCAGATATGAGGCGGCGAAAGGTGAAGCGTCGAATGAAAGAAGCGGAAAGGCGATTATCGCCCGCATTAATCAGTCAGATAAAGGCACGTTTACTTTCGTGGACAATGCCACGCGCGCCATCATAGCCGGACTCAAACAGATTGTCGAGATTATCCCAAAGGTTTACGACACAAAGAGGGCATTGACTATTTTGGGAGAAGACGGTTCAAGACAGCGGGTCAATGTCAATGTTCCTGTGATTGGACCGAATGGAGAACTCAGTACCAGTAACGACCTGACGGTGGGGACTTATGACGTGATTGCTTCGGTTGGTCCGTCATTTAGTTCACGACGCGAAGAAATGTCCAAGATGTTGATAGAATCCTTGCAATACGCCCCGATGCTTGCTCCGATTCTAACCCCGCTTATTTTCAAATATTCGGATTGGCCTGGAAGTCAGGAAGTCTATAACGAGATTATGAGTGGAATTCAGCAGGCGCAGGCACAGCAGGCCGTCAATGAACAAGTGGAAGGACAGGCTGCGGAAAGAATGGGATATAATCAGGTAAGGATTCAGTCATGACCGAAGATGCACAATTAATTGAATTTATAACGCTGATAGAAAAACTAAAAGCGAATAAGTTTTACGGAGAACTGGTTATTAAAATGGAAGCTGGACATATTGTCTTGATAAAAAAGACGGAGAATATCAAACTATCCAAATAATGGAGGTTAAAAATGAAAGGAATTACTTTTTTGGGGAATGTAAGTTTAGAATGTACCATTGATGGACTTTATGAAAAACGCCCTTGGTGGAAATTTTGGTTATGGTCGAAACCAAGAGAACTTTGCAGGGTGAATGTGAATCTTGCCGATATTATAAATCATTCACCATATATCAGATATAAAATAATTAAATAGTTCTTTGACAACCGAATAAGTAAGCTACTGAAACAATCAGGGCAATTTGGTTCCTTAGGGAACTGGTTGCCCTTTTTTATTTTCGCCGCAAGGCGCATTTCGTCTAAGGACGCTAAAAGGAGATAAACAAATGGAAGAAAAAGCAGTTTCGACCGAGCAGGTCGCCGAGGAAGTTCAGGAACAGGAAGTTAATCAGGAATCCAATCAAGAACCTAATCAGGAAAATACGGAAACAATCGCGGAACAACCAACTGAAACGACCGAACCTGAAATTGTCATTCCGCCGCCTAAAAAACAGACGGCGCAGGAACGCATTAACGAACTTACCAGAAAACGGAGAGAAGCGGAACGGGAAGCTGAACGGCTCAGGGAGCTGTTAGAGAAGAAGGAAAAAGCTCCAGAGCGGATGATAACAGAACGTCCGAGATTGGAAGAGTTCGCGACAACGGAACAATATGAAGACGCTCTGTTGGAATGGAACACGCAACGGACTCTCAAAAAATACAGGAACAGCAAAACATCGTACAGCAACAGCGCGAGGAGGAAGCCGCCATCAGAAATTTTCAGAAGAAAGCGGAAAAACTCCGAGAAATTTATGAGGACTTCGATGAAGTCATTGAACAGCCTGTATTCAGTCCCGTCATGCGTGATACCCTGTTGAGAAGCGAAGAAGGCGCGATGGTGTCCTATTATTTGGGAAGGCCGGAAAACCGCGCCATAACAGATCGAATCAGATCGCTCTCCCCTCAAGAACAAGTATATGAGTTGGGCAAACTGGAGGCACAGTTAATCATCGCGCAGAAAACCAAAAAACAACAACAGCACCGGAACCGATTAAGCCGGTTGGAATTACCGGCAAGATGGACGTGGATGAAAGTAAGTTGAGCGATGATGAATGGTTTGCCCTCGAAGAGAAAAGACGACTCGAAAAACTAAAAAAGAAATACGGAGGATAGATAAATGGCAAACACTTTTAAAACACTTGCGGACGGCGATATTGTACGAAAGGCGCTGTCTATTTTACATAATGAGCTCGTTTTTACGAAGCTAATTGATAAACAATATGATGACCGGTTTGCGAAGAGCGGTGCAAAGAACGGTGGAACTCTGTTAATCCGAGAACCCAATCAGTTCAGCATCCGTGAAGGCTCGGTGATGGACACACAGGATGTCACGGAAGTCACACAGACCTTTACTGTCGCCAAGCAGATGGGTGTTGACTTCAACGTAACTTCGGTTGAACTCACCATGTCTCTGGATGATTTTGAGGAGAGAATTTTGAATCCCGCCATGTCACGGCTGGCCGCGCAGGTTGACGCTTACGGTATTTCCGTGTGTTATCCGTATGTGTCAAACTTTGAAAACACAGCCTTTGGAACGAAACCGACTCTTGATGATGTTCTGGCTTGCAAGGCTATTCTTGACCAGAATCTTGCTCCTACCAGCGGTCGTGTAGCCATGGTGGATACGCTAGCGGCCAATGCTATCATTACAAGTGGCCGGTCAATTTTTAATCCGGCATCGGAAATCTCCCGTCAGTATTCACAGGGCTTAATAGGGGATGTCGCCGGATTCAAGTTCTACCAGTCGGAAATGACCCCGACCCATACCAACGGAAGCCGCACTGACTCCTCGCCGGTAGTTGCCCTTTCAAGTATTTCCAATGGTGATACTTCCATTTATGTGACAGGTGCTGGTTCGGTTACAATCAAAGGCGGAGATGTCTTCACGATTGCCGGTGTCTATGCAGTCAACCCTGAAACCAAAAAGCCTTATGCGCATTTGAAACAGTGGTCTGTTCCCGATGACTTCACCTGTGATTCCACGGACACACTGGTTCTGAATGAAGCCATTTACAAGAGCGGTCCCAGACAGAATTGCTATTGCTCTTCGTGGTCGGGGGATGCGGCTCTGGTTTTCGTGGCGGCAGGCGGTTCAGGTACGGCGAGCACATCTTTCAGAAATTCGCTGTGCTTCCACCCAGAAGCGTTCACAATGGCGTCTGCTGACCTCGTGCTTCCCGTTTCAGGAAAGGCGTCCCGCGCGAAGATTGACAATATCTCTATGCGGATTTGGCGCGACTCTGACATCATCAACGACAAGCATCCGTTAAGACTCGATGTTCTGGTTGGTTTCAAAACCGTTCGCCCAAGTTGGGCAGTTAGAATGTGCAGTTAATTTTTTTAATCACTATGGAGGATAGATAAATGGCACCAAGATATTTAGATGACGGAAATGATGACGGGACCGTCTTTGGTCAATCGCCAAGTTCAAAAATAAGTTTTTATGGTGGCACCACCATTGTTCAACCATCAGCAATCACGCCTGTAACCACGACAGCGGCGACGACTTCAACGCCTTACGGTTATTCCACTTCGACGCAGGCGGACGCGATTGTAACGGCGATTAATCAGATTATTTCGACGCTTTCGGCGTTGAATTTAACCGCTTAACCCTTAACAAGGGGGGAGGGCTTCGGCTCTCCCCCGACCAAATTGAAAGGATAGAATGAGAAAAGTCATCATCGCGACGCATTTCTATAAACATCAGGCGTATCTTGAATATTGTTCTTCGATGGTGGCTTCGGCATTGGTGATGGATCGTCTTGGAATAAAATTTGATTGCTGGTTAATATCCGGTCATTTTCACATGGAAGTATGCGTGAATGACACGCTTTCAAAGTTTTTAAGGGAAGAAGATGCCACCGACATCGTATTGATTGATTCCGATGAATCATGGAATCCCGCACATCTTATCCGGCTATTGATGCACGAAGAAGATATTGTTTGCGGAGTTTATCGGAAATGCGAACCAAAAAAAATCGAGTATCCCGTTGTTATCAAGACAGCCGATGACGGAACGCCAATGGGGAAAATGTTACCCGATGGAAATTGTTTGCTGGAATGTGAAAAATTACCGGGTGGCTTTTTAAAAATCAGCAAGAGAGCCTTGCAGTTATGGGTTGAGAAAAATCCTGACAAATGGTTCTGGACAGAAGATAGAAAAACATACCGGTTCTTTGAAAACGAAATCAGGGATAATATTTTCAACGGAATGGATTATGTATTCGCTGAAAAAATGCGTTCTTGCGGAATCACCCTGTGGGTTGACCCGATATGCGACATAATACATTGGGGTATTAATGATTTCAATGGAACGTATGATAATTATCTACGGACATTGAAAAAGAATCAAGAAGCCGATGGCGCGTTTTCCGTCATCAGGGAAATGGCGAAAGAAATCGAGGCGAGAAATGGCTAACGGTGTTTATAAGATTACGGAAGAATTTGAGAGCAAGTTGGCCGAATACACGGGAGCTAAATACGCCGTGTGCGTAGATAATCAGTCCAACGCAATGTTTCTTGCCTTGAAATACGAGGGAATCGATGGCAGGGAGGTGACTATACCTTCGAGGACTTATCCAAGCGTCCCGTGTGCAATTATTCACGCAGGAGGGAAGGTTAAATTTGAACCTGTCAACGGAACGACCTTAAAGGGAGCGTATCCGCTCAAAGGCACAAGGACGTGGGATAGCGCGCTGCACTTTACCCATAATATGTAATAGCGGAAAACACCATAGCGGCAGGGAATCCGTGTAGAGAAATACGAATATTAACCAAAGAAGAAGCGACACGCATCAGAAAAATGACGGAGCAGGGAGTGGTAGCCGATGGGCGTCAACCTGATTAAAGGAAAGAACGTCAAAATAAGCGATGTAGCCAGACTATACGGAAACATCGAGATAGGCGATAATGTGCGCATAGATGATTTCTGTATTCTAACCGGAAACATAAAAATTGGAAGCAATATCCATATCGGTTGTTACAGTTTTTGTCCGGTAGTGAAGGAATCGTCTTTGAGGATTATGCAGGGTGCGCTCCACGAACTACCATTTTAACGGCTTCCGATGATTATAAGGGACATTCATTGGTGAGTCCCGTGATTCCAGATAAGTTCAAACCACGTTTGCACAGGGGAAAAATCACAATTAAACGACACGTGCTTCTGGGTTTCAACTGTTGTGTTATGCCCGGCGTAACTCTTAACGAAGGATGTTCATTCGGGGCTTATTCTTTAATCAACAAGGATTGTGACGCGTGGGGAATATACGCTGGTATTCCCATTAAACGAATCGGTGACAGGTCAAAAGATATGTTGGAATTGGAAAAGGAGTTTGAACAATGGCAACAGCTGGTGACTTAATAACGGCGGCTTTCCAAAAGATAGGAATAGACAACCCTTCACCTGCCCAGACGGCAAGTGCGCTGATATCCCTGAATAACCTCATCAGCCTTGAGGGGGCTGATTTTATGCCGCCGTATCTTGTGAGTGAAACGCTTACCCTGACCGTCGGGGATGCTGAATATACCATCGGACCGAGCGGAGACCTCGACACGGTCAGGCCGATAAAAATAGAATCCTGTTATTTGAGAAATTCAGCAAATCAGGATTTTCCGGTCAGATGTATGTCGGGGAAGGATTACAGCGAGATTTATACCAAGAACACGGAAGGAATCCCGAATAAGATATATTTCATTTCCGAATATCCACTAGCGAAAATCAAATTCAATTACGAACCCAATGAAGCATACACCGCCTATTTTGAGTTCTGGAAGAACTTTACAGAGTTTGCCACGACAGCCACAAGCGTTACCTTGCCCAATGAATACAAAGAATACCTTGTCTATAATCTAGCCGTCAGTGTTGCCGAAGACTGGGACAGAAAAGTATCGCAAACTCTTTACGCACGGGCGAAGGAAACCAAGTTTGTCATCGAGTGCCTCAATGCTTCCAATAAACCCGTTCCTATGTCCAAGTTTGATATAGTTACTGGCGTAAGAAGAAATATTATCACCGATACGGAGATTTACTGATGTTGTCCGAAAAGAAACATTTTGAACTCAACCTGAAAGACTCAAAGTTGATGACCGACGAACCGGCATCTATCGGAAGCAACTATCAGACGCTTACCAATATGCGTTACACGGACACGCACGTCAAGGGGATTGCGGGAAACACAAAGATTAACGAAACACCGTTGAGTACTTATTTGAAAACCAGAAGCGCGTTTCATTTCATTAAATCGCAACCATCTGAAACACATTTGCTCATTCAGGCGTATAACAGCGAAGAAACAGCTTCAAAAGTATTGGACAATACAACGGAAATTCCGAGTGCCGGTAATTTCTCCGACACGGAAGTCTGGACGGATTCGAGCGGATCTGTCAGAGGAACGTTTAGCGAAGCTCCAGACGGACAGGTTGTTTATGCCAACGGAGTAGATACCTGTATCTGGGGTGGTAATGAATTTCAAGTAGGTGCGGTGATTTCTTCTACGGCGGTAGTTGGCGACGATGGTTCCGCTACTAATCCAAAAGATTTCACCGAAAAAATGCAGAATACTAAAACCGATTCCGAAAATATAATGCACATTGGGGGTGGTCAGGACACTTATACAAAATTATTAATTCACTTTGACGGGGCTGATGGTGATACATCTGACCAGACTGCCGCAACCGGACAAACGGTTTCTCTAGAGGGTAATGCCCAATTAGATACAGCGTATAGAAAATTTGGTTCTGCTTCTTTACAGAGTAATGGAGATGGATACGCAACCGTCCCTGATAGCACGGATTGGTATTTTGCGGCGGGAGATTTTACTATTGATCTGTGGTGGGATCCACAGGGAAGGGAATCGGAAGGTCTTAATAGTGGTTTTTGTGGGCAATATGTAGATGAAAATAATTATTGGTTGTTTAGAGCTTACAGGGACGCTAATTATCACACAACAATTTTTTATTTCACCATTGTTTCTGGTGGAGTAACAAAGGCAAGTTACAAGTCTAGCCCCCTTTCATTAAATTTATTCACTCACATAGAATTGGTGCGTAGTGGAACGACTATTTACTTATTTATTAATGGTGTGTCACAATCACTTACCGTAATAACAGCAATATCAACAAACGAGGTTCCTAATCTTGCTTCATTGCTCTATATTGGTACTTGTGGTATAACCAGTGCTACATCATATAAATTTACTGGAAACATAGACGAATTTCGCATTTCTAAAGGCATAGCACGGCATACTGCTAATTTTACCGTTCCATCTGCACCGTATTTACCCGATTGGCGATACCTTCTAATAGGTTCTCCCCGCCCACTTCAAGGAATCAAGGTATGCGTCAGTCTGGCTAACACAGTGGCTTCCACGATGACCTGTAAGACATGGAATGGTGCCACTTGGGAACCTCTCACCATTACGGACAACACTGATACAGGGCCATCTCTGGCGAAGACAGGAACAATCACATTTCCCTCTACCGTCGCCATATCTTCTCCGAAATACATAGAGGGGTATTTCCTGTATTGGTATCAATTATATCTGAGTTATGGAGAAGCTGAGATATATCATATTACTTTAGACGCTCCATTTCAGCCCATCATTGATTTATGGGACGGGGTTTACAGGGATATTGCCGTTGCTTATAAAATGAGTGCGTCTGGTAGACAAGACATATCGCTCAATGTTTTGAAAGATGATTACGATTCGGACATCCCCGACACATACGCCAATTTAAATAGTTTGAGCACAACATCGTTTCTTGAGTTTGGTTTCACTGAAAGAATGTGCGGATTGCATTTCAGAATACCGCCTGAATACACAAACTCCACTGCCGATACTACGATGTCAATAGATTACTGGAACGGGACGGGTTATGTTTCTGTCGGTTCTGTTTCTGATGGAACGGTAGTCGGTGCGATTTCTTTCGCCCGTTCTGGAACGGTGACATGGAACAATTCTTCATTCGATGATGAAACAAAGACTATAAAAATGGGAGCGCAAACTGTTTTGTCGCCTCGTGCCGACCCGACCACAACGGAATCTATTTGGGGATGGGTGACATTTCCAGCAAAGTATATTGCACAACCCCTTTATCTCTATCGCGTCAGATTTAACAAGGATTTGGATGGTTCTGTAAGACTCAATTATGTCGGCGGGATTCCTTCTCATAAAACCCTCTCTCATTATAAGTTCCCCATATTCGCGCAGGGTCGTATTCTTTTGTGTTGCGATATGTCATCCGCGAAAAACAAATTGATATGTTCAAGTAGATGGATGCCACAGGTTTACAACGGAGATGACACGGCGGAGATTTATCTTGGAGAAGAAGGCGAACTGAATTGCGGCGTGGAGGTCTTTTCGCAATACGGCGGGAATCTTTATTCGATGATTCTTCTATTTAAAAACACCGAAACGTGGGTTATTGCCGGTCAGGATATTTCCACATGGGAAACTTCCATTTTCCCTATTTCCACTTCGATTGGTTGTCCAGCTCCAAAAACGCTTCAAGCTGTTACATTGGCTCAAGAACCATATATCGGGGTGAATAGAAGTCTGTGTATCTGGCAAGGATCGAACGGAATTTATATATCCGACGGGCGCGCGCCTATACCCATTCATAATGACATTCAGGAATATTTCGATAGAAGTGATCCGCGATGTATAAATGAGTCAAAAATCGGAGATTCCGTTGGTTTTGTTGACAATGAAAAACTTGAATATCATTGGCTTTTTGCTTCTGGAGTTTCCGCAACTGACTTGAATACTGAACTTGTCTATGACATTAAACGGGGCAAGTGGTTTCAAATAGACCGTGGAACGGGAATGTATTTACAGTGCGGTTGCTCTGTTCAGGACACCGAAGGTAATCAATACACATATGGGTTTATAGATACTGGATATTGCGAAAGATTGGAATACGGAACAACCTTTGATGAAAATCCCATAGTGCATACCTTACAGACTGGTGATTTCGCTCCACTCGGATTGGCATATATTACGCAGTTAGATCATCTGAAATTATTGACTGTTGCGAAAACAACAACAAATAATAACGTGACGTGCTATCTGAATAACGATACTTGCACTGGAGTAAAGGCTACCGGAACTATCACGTCCACAGGCACGAATGTTTCCAATAACGATACCGTGACCATAGACGAAAAGACATATACATTCAAGACTACCTTGACTCCGTCAGAAGGGGAAGTCTTAATCGGAAATAACGCGGCCGCTTCGCTGAATAACCTCAAATTGGCTATTAACCGGACGGATGCGGAAACCAATGATGGAGTGAAATATAAATGCGCCGCCGCCCATTCCACGTTTGAAGCCACAACTATCACCGATACCACTCTGACTATTCTTGCTAGGAATACAGGTGCGGAATATAACCATTGCGTTTTTTCTACCACTGCGGTTACGCTATCTTGTTCCCTGTTATCTATGGGGCGAGATGAGTATCATACACATATAATGAGTCCGGCTAAATCATATTACCGGATAGCCAATCCCCATTTAGATGATAAGGTCAAGGGTGATCCGTATCACAGTTTTAAATTTACCATGACCACCGATAATGAAACTTGCGGATTTGAACCCGTAGCGATTGTGGCTACTTTCCATATATTACAGGAGGATTAACTATGTCTTACTACACCTCTTTCAATCAGAGAAAAGCCCTTGGCACCAGATATTCGCTTGACCCAGCCATGCTTTTGGAACAGCAGAGATTGGAACAGGAATACGGTATGATGCTGCCCAGAGCGCAACTAGCCGAACAGAAGCGTCAGTTTAACGAAAGAATGGATTTGGAAAAGAACGCTCAAAAACAGGCCGGTTATCAAGGAATGATCGGGACGGCTGGTAATTTGGGTATGTTGTATATGTTGGGCAAGAGTGTGGGAATGGGCGTAACGCAACCATTAGTTCCAACAACCCAAGCTATTACCAATTCTTTAAGCGGAGTGACCGGAACAGGGCAGGGCTTATCTCCTTTTGTAAGCCAGACCGGATTAATAGAATCAGGTATTGCCTCTGGACTTACGGAATCCGGTTCCACAGCCGGAGTTGGCGCAACTTCTGGTTCAAGTATTTTATCTTCCGTGTCGCCTATTGTTGCACCCGTAGGTGTGGGATTATTGAGTGGACAATTAGGCAAATCGGGAACAGGAAAAGATATTGGCAAGGCTATGTTGTTCGGCGGAGGCGGAGAGAAAGAACAGGCGGCAGCCGCTGGTGGTGCCGCAGGTGCCCTCGGTGGAGCAGCGATTGGTGCTCAGTATGGAAGTATTCTAGGACTACCCGGAGCTGCCGTTGGCGCGGTTATCGGCGGTATTGTCGGAGCCGTGTCATCGCTCGTTGATTCCCATATCTGCACCGCGACCCGTGAAATCGTCGGAATGTCCAAAGCGGAAATATCCAAAATGAAAGCGTTGAAAAAATATGCCCTGAAATATCACAAGGGCTGGCTGGCTTCTTATTTGGACAACGGGCAAGAGTTGGTCGGACAGATAATCCTTCGAGAATATGACTCGGAAAAATTCTTTATGAAAATTCGCAAAATTCTTATTGAACCCATAGCGCGTGAAGAGGACATGGAAAAGTGTTTTCAGATTTATCTGAAAGTGACCAAAAAACTCTTTAAGAAATATATGCCTGACTTTGAGTTTAAGGAGAAGGAGGCTAAATAATGGACTACGGAATTTGGCAAGGTGCTGAAAAAGCAACAGGAAATATGTTGAATGTAGGAATGGGATTGATGAAATACAAGCAGGATCAAGCCATCGAACAGCAGAAGCTTCAAGCATACACGGAACATATGAACAGGCAGAACAAACTTCTGGATATGACGATACAAGAACAGCAGAGGGATAATGAGCTCATTCCAATTCATGAAAACCTGTCCAGACTTGGTTTTAAGTCTGCCGAAGAACAGAACCTATTTCTTGAAAAACTAAATCCACTGGATGTCGAAGATATTGGTGGCGTTAAATATATCAAAAGAAAAACAGGGGTGGAAAATTTTAAAACATTAGCCGTTGACCCTGAATTTAATATAAAACTTGGCATCGTAAGAACAGATAATGTCAATAAAAGTTTGGCTCAAATAGACGCAGTATTAAGCAATCCTGAAAGCAAGCTCAAACCGGAACAGATACAGCAATTACAAAAGCAAAAAGATGAGTTGATTCAACATAGAACGCAGTTGGCTAATGCTATAAAGATGGAGCAAATGAAAATTAAAGCCAAAAACCTAATTCCGATGGGGAAAGGCGGTTTGTATGATGCGGCAACCGGAGAAATCATCTCCAGCCCAGAACAGGACAATAACGTGAGTTCTTCCCTTCGTGAATACGAAACCGTTTCTGGTATGTCTCCTGATAAAAGAGGAACGCCGGAATATCGGAAAGGATACTATGATTTTTTAAGGCAGAAAAAAACATCTAATGGAGATTACAAACCTACCGATAAAGATAAGTCATACGCCAGTTATGTTGATAGATGGAAAGAAGAAGTCAAGCAGGGGCTTCATAAGGGCAAAAGAATGATGTCCAGATATGAATTTGAAAATTGGCAAGCTAAAGAACAAATGGCAGGAAAAGAAGAAGCCAAGGCAGACGCACAGATAGATAAAATAGACAAGCAGATGCAGAGAATCAGAGAAATTAAACTTAAAAAAGACCTTATTAAGAACGGATATTCAGAAAAACAAGCTGATGATTATATCAGTCGAGCAAAGGCGTTAGGTAAACTATAATGTATGACCCACTGGGAATAAACAATAATACTTATGACCCACTAGGGATTAATACAACACCACAAAAGGAATTTAAGGCTGAACATCCCAATCTATACGCCGGACTAAAGGTTGCTAGCGATATGATTCCCTATGCTAAATATATAGATCCCGACGAAAGAGAACGCTTTTACAAACTATCACATAACAAACAAGTAAGAGAATTGCTAATGGAAAATCTTTATACAGTTATCGGAATGGGATTGCCAATCATTGGTAAGAATGTTGCATCTGTCGTTTCTCCATTAGCTAAAAATATCTGCCAAAAACATTTGAGGCATTAACTAAAGAAAGAACATTTATTAAACCTAAAGTAGATTCTATTCAACCAGTAACTTATGACCCGTTAGAAATAAATACTCCACAACCTGAAACACTAGAAGCTATGGTTAAGGGTGGAAAGGTCGGTGAAGTTCCTAAATATGCCGGAGAAACCAACATCAATCTTGAAAAACTGGAAACAACTGATGATGTTAAACAATTTGTTGACGGTCTGGCTCAAAGTGTAGGTATAAAAAAGACCAAAGTTTCATGGGATGAAACTGTCAAGGCTGCAAGGGAATTGGGTTGGGACGAAAAAGAATTTTTAAAGCAGGCACAGAAAAAAGGTGGATTTAATTCTAGCGAAATTTACGCTATGCGTCAGATTCACACCAATGTGTTAAATGATTTATATAAGACTATCAAAGAATTACCAGCTGATGCAACAGAAAGAACTGACGCTATGAGGATTAATGTTCTGGATAAAATTAATAACACTGTCCAGATAATGAAATCCTATACCCAGAAAGCTGGTGAGGCCGGACGGAGTCTTAACATCTTTAAAAAGATGGTCAGTGAAAATCCAGAGTTCATGGCGGATAAGAACAAAGAACTTGTATTTAAAAAGATATTTGACATGAACGGTGGTAAAGACATGTCAGATCAGATATTAAATGATTTACAAAAAATAGATTTTCAGGATGTAAGCGCTGTTAGAAATATCCTTCAAAAATATCATAATGCAACACTCACAGATAAATTTTTTGAAGCATGGTTGAATGGTATCCTTTCCGCACCTGCAAGTCATGTTGCCAACATACTAGGTAACTCACTTGCTCTCGCTACGAAGATACCAGAAACAATCGCCTCTAATGTAGTAAGGGGTAAGTTCCCATTAGGAGAAATAAAATCTGAAATTGTTGGAATTGTCCAAGGATTTAAAGACGGCATCAGGGCTGGGATTAAAGCTTTGCTAACCGGTGTTCCTAGCGACATGGTGTCAAAACTTGAACACGCCCGATTTACAGCGATAAAAGGATTAAAGGGAGAAATTATCCGTATCCCGACCAAAGCATTAACCGCAGCCGATGAATTTTTTAAAGCCATTGTTTACCGTTCTGAATTAAACAGATTAGCCTTCATTAAAGCAAGAAAAGAAGGCGCAGAAAATATAACGCAAAGAATGGCGGAAATTATTAATGATCCCATCGGAAATAAATATATTTTCAATAAGGCGCACGAAGAATCATTATACAGAACATTCCAAAAACCATTAGGGACAATGGGTAACAAAATAATGGGGTTAAGGGATTCTTGGTATCCTATGAAATTTATAATTCCATTTATCAAAACACCTACAAATATTGCCAAGTTTACATTAGAAAGAACGCCTCTTAATTTTGCCAAGATAGCACACGATTTTAAGATAGGTAAGATAACTACCGATGAATTATCGAATGAATTAGCTAAACCAATAATAGGTTCTTTAATCTCTGCCGTTACCGCTATATATGCTTTAGATGGCACTATAACTGGTGGAGCACCCAAAGATAAAACAGAAAGAGATTTAAAATATGCAACAGGTTGGCAACCATACTCTATAAAAATAGGTGATAAGTATTATAGTTATAACAGACTTGAACCTATCGGAAGCATATTAGGAATGACCGCTGATTTTGTTGAGGCGGCGAAACAGGCTGACGAAAAAGAAACAAACGAAATGATTGGTAATATTATAATGTCCGTTTCCAAAAACCTTACGTCAAAGACTTTTCTATCTGGAATCGCAAAAGTGTTGGACGCTATATCAGACCCAGAGAGATATGGAGGAGATTATATAGAACAATTCTTTGGTTCATTAATACCTTCTGGTGTCGCATCTGTCGCAAGGTCAGTTGATCCTTATGTCCGTGAAGTTAATAATCCACTTGAAGCTATGCAAGCCAGAATACCATTTGCGTCTAAGTCGCTTCCATATAAAGAAGGTGCTTTTGGTGTTCCTATCGAAAATACACCAGGAGGATTTATGAACATGGTTTCTCCGATAAGGGTTAGTCAGGATAATCCTTATAAGGATTTAGCCGAAGTTCAGTTGGAAATCAGAAAAATAGAACAAGCTCTTAGAAAAGAGCAAAATAAACTTAACAAGGAACTATCAAGGGAAAGAAGAACACAATAGGAGGATAAAATGGCTAGTTACGCACACGAATCTATAACGGTATCAAATACAGCGGTAGGATTGACCGCAGCAAACATCAGAAAGGCGGATGAACTTTTCAGGCAACAGTGCAAGAAAGTTCTGATTACTGTGGAAAGCAATCCTATCCGGTTTACGATTGACGGAACGATACCCACCACAACGGTTGGACATCTATTGAATCCGTCTGATATTTATGAATGTGACGGGGCGGACGCTTTCAAATTCAAGGCTATACGGACGGGTAGCGATGCCACGATTCAATGCACCTATTACGTGTAAGGAGCTGACGACAATGAAAAAGCTTATTAAAATAAGTGTTGGTGTTATTTGTTTCTTATCCATCATATCCATTATGGCGTTGGCAGACACACTTCACAGGGGTTCTATTAATGCCGCTAATGTTACCATCACAGGCGGAACGATAACCGGCTTGACGACCTTGGGGGCTAATACCGCCAACGTTACCCAATTATACGCTGACCACATCGGTGAGAAAACAAGTTCTCATGGTGTTGTGTTCGATAATAATGTAGATATTAATTCCGGCACAATCAATGGTACGACCATCGGCGGCACTACTCCGGCGGCAGGGACGTTTACAACGCTGAACGCAGACAATGTGACCATTACAGGCGGAAGTATAACCGGAATAATGGATTTAACCGTAGGCGGTGCAGCCAATGTGACAACTCTTACAGCAAATGTAATTAAGACTGATACTTCTGCCGATGCG